TCTTGAATCCTGCTGGTAAATTAGACAGGGTTCCAGCATCAAGGAGCGATCGTAAAGCTGCAGTTGCTGATCTTGATAATCCACCAATCATGTGGATCAAACCAAAACCATAAAATCCTAGACCAGGTAAAAATTTAAAATGTACAAAGTATTGTATTTTACTTCTAGTTACATCACCTACTTCGTAATTTCTTCTAATTGACAATACTTCACGTGAACCCTCTTCGATTGTAACAATGTATGGAAGTTTAATTCCTGTAGGTTCACCTTGTGTGTCCATGTCTTCGAAACCTTCGATGTCTAGATTTACATGACACTCTAACAAAGTAAATAATCTTTGATCTCTACCTTTGCTCATGCCACCTAGTTCTCTTTCTTTTTTCTCTGACTCGGTTTCAGTTTCATTTCCAGGTGTTAGTTCTATGTCTCTGTAGAAACCACCAACCTGTTGTTTTCGTAATTCGTTTTCTGACATCTTAACTACATGAATAATTGTTTCCGCATCGTCTAATGAGGTAGCCGTGTACGGAACAATTAAATCATCTGCAGGAACAAACTTAGATACTGCTCTCTGCATAATTTCATCGTAATAAACTTTTTTAAATGTAGATCCTGTAAGTGGTAAATAAAATAACATCTGATCAAACTCAGACTCATACTC